CTTGAGCCTTACCATGACGCATGCATAACGCGCCCCGACAAAGTCCCGAATCAGTTCTTCGGGTAACTCATCAGGGTGTATAGCTAGGGTCAAAACAAAACCGGAGCGGTCTTGCTTTAACGCTATCTTTCTGCATTCAAATTGGAGTGTCATATCAGAAAGGGATGTCTTCATCAGGGAAGTCTTGGCGCTGGTCTTCTTGACGTATAGTGCCGCCTTCTTCTTTAGGCAAAGCGCGTTTAACAGAAAGAGATAGATACGTCTTTCCTTGCTTGTCATAATTCTTCCATCCACTAATCTTGATTACATGACAACCATCTTCAATGCTGATGTTGGTCATGTCTTTTAAATTTACACGGATGTCTCCCCAGTAATCAGGACTGGTTGCAAACCTCTTAGCGCCTTGCGCCCGCAATGTTCCGGTATCAGGTTTGGGTTTGTATGGGGTATCGTAATTAGCCATTTGCATTTCCTTGGGTAAAAGTTTTCTTCATAGTGGAGAAGTGTTCCAGCACACCTTTAAACAGGTCAGTGTGCGTCTGCTTTAACGACTCCAACTGCAACTGGTTGTTCATCCAGTAACTATTGAGGTCATCAACTGTGGTGCAGATATCGGCATACTTGATCATGCCGTCTGCGAATAACTGGCGAGAAGCATCGGAGTTGTCCCACTCTGTAGGCTGGGGGCGCTTCTTGGCGGGGATATCATGTTTATCCGCTATCTTCTTATAGGCAGGGGCATGCTCCTTGTTCATGAGATCACCCATAACTTCCTTCGGCTCCTCTGCATCAGGTGGCAGATCCTCTCCGCTGTATATGTACAGACCGAGTCCATGCATAGCAATTGCCTTGACCAAGCACCGCATGATTGATGTGTTTACATCAAAGGAGTTAGGTGTAGGAATAGGCTTGTTGCGGTAGTCCAGAACGGGCAGCATGCAAGTCATAGGCTTATCAAACATAAACACGGTCACCCAGACCATATAGGTTCCACCGACAGGCATCAGAGGATTGCCATCAAATAACTCGACCCTCCAGTTAGCCTTGGGGTCAGCCTTCAGCACCTCAGTCCAAGCCCATGCCCATGACAGGTATGTCAGGCCGTTCTTCTTCTCTGTATGCTCGTTGACGTTAATCTTGAGCAGATCAAGCTGATTCATTTGCTTCTCCTTTGTATTGGCTGCACCATTGGCTGACTTGGCAGTAGTTTCCTGCGCAGCGCCTTGGTTCTCCGAGTCTTGTTTCAACATATCCGTTTTCCTTTATTGCCATCTCTTTGGCTTCATCTATATCAGTTAATACACGAATCGCAGTCTTGCGACCCTCTCTCTTCACGGCAAATGTCGTTTCCGACATCCAGCGTTCTGCGTTGGAGCAGGGCGGTAGCTCTTCTCCAAAATCTCTTGCCATCTTCGCTTTCTTGTGTGCGTTTAAACGCTCCATGATGAAAGCCTCGGTCTCTGTGGCAGTCCACATCGGGATATCCACTGTGACGATAGATGCCTCGGGGTAATTAGTACCATTGCCGTTCTTGCTCCAGTCCCGCAGGAATGCGCAGATCTTTAGCCCGACCACGCGCTCACCTTTGACGGTTTCAACTAACCACTTGTACATGTTGAGTTGCTCTACCCACTCAGACTTCTCGTTGATCACAGACCACACCGAGGTGACCTTGTAGTCCCATATAGTTGTTCCAAAGGCGCTACGCTCCTGTACGTCGATTGCTCCGCTGATACTTGTTCCGTCTACCTTGGTATGCAGACGCTCTTCAAACGTGCAGTTATCAGGCATTACCGTGGCTTCCAGCACCTTATGCAGGGCAGTGCCAAGGAAGGTGAACATCTTGTCGCTTACATCTATCTCTATCTGATCGTCATACTGTTCGCGTAACAGTGCAACTTTAGGTGGCTGCAACAGCCCTGTAACGCTATACTCAGAAGCGCCTTTGGTGTAGTCATCCTTCAGCATGGCATTGACTAATGCCTCTGGTAGGTTGTACTTGTTCGTAATTTTCATCTCATCTCCAAAAGGTTTTTATGATCCCTGCAACGAATGATAGTGATGTTACACCAAAAATGCAAGTGATATCAATAAATATTTTCGGAGAGCCTGCAAGCAAGGCAAATTCAAGGCGTGTTGTGAGGTACGGGGGCATGTCTCGCCTGATCAAATCCAAGAAGGCTTTGTCCTATAGCGATGTCTTTTTGCAGCAATGCCCCGTCCTGCCTAGCCTAATGGAGGGTGATCTGCGGGTTACTCTGCATATTTATTACGCATCACGCAGACCTGACTTAGATGAGAGTCTGATCCTAGACCTGATGCAGGGCTGCATCTACGCGAATGACCGTCAGGTTAAGGAGAGGCATGCCTACTGGCATCTTGATCCGGAGTGTCCCCGAAGTGACATCACCATTGAATGCATCCCTGAGATTGCCCCAAAAAAAAGCCCCGCGAAGAGCAGGGCAAAGTCCGTAAGGACACAAGGAGATAGCATGTAAACATGCAGGGCCAGTATAACCCGGGATCACCGGGTGAGCTACCCATGAGCTTGTGCGTTTAAACATATTAGGGAAAATACTTATCTGGAGTACCTGTTTTTCTTGTACACTTTCTTCATTGGGAAAGCGGATGCTGTAGTTGAAGTCGCCTCGACTAGTACGCAAGTCGTACCGCACAAAGCTAGTCCGCTACAGTGCAGCGAGTACCAATATTTTTTAGAAAGTTGTTGCACCCCGTATCATTCTGTGATACAGTGCGAACAGTTGCCGTAGGAAGCGACTGATGAAAGCCGTTTACTCATGCCTCTTCCACCTTCGGGTGGTTCCTACAGGGGGCAGTAGTAAACGGCTTTTTGCGTTTTTAACTCACTTGCTGGACGGTCAACGGCAGCGGCAAGTGTTTAAACCCCCTACTGCGGGAAAGACAAGGAAGAAGGGGTACGGGTGGCGAAGATAGCGCCCTATTGTCGAGCGGCTGTCGGGTCATGGACGCGATGGAGAATGCGAACGTGTGAAGGACTTAGGATAGGCTAAGTCCGTCCGCTCCAGAGAATGTGAAGAAGCCCCGCAAGGGGCTAAGTACATATAAGTAACTTACTTGAGTAAGGAGTTAAGGTTGATAGTCCATATGAGTCCTCCGGAAACTGCCATAGCGTTAATGTTGGCAGTGATGCGTAACACTACCGCTAGGCAAAACAGTGTCACTGATAAACAGATGGGTAAACAAGATCCCATTGAGATAGACAGGGATGGGATACTTGCAGAGATGGCATTTGGCAAGCAGTTCAACCTGTACCCTGATCTGTCTGTCTACCCGCGCAAAGGCGGGGCTGACCTCATCACACACAATAATCTGAAGGTGGATGTCAAGGCAACCCGATATAAGAATGGCAGACTGCTAATTCATGTTGACAAGTCTGTACAAGAGGTACATATTTATGCCCTTGCCATCGTTGATGGCGATACCGTGGATCTTATTGGCTACATCAAATCGATTGATGCTATGCAGGAAAAAAATCTTAAAGACTTAGGGCATGGCGCAGGCTATGCCATAGATCAAAGTTCACTAACTCCTTTTAAGGAATGACTATGCCCCGCGATTTCAAACAGGAATACAAGACTCAAGTCCAACGCAACGAACATCCTGACCGCATGGAACGTCAACGAGCGCGAAGGAAACTCGACGCAGAAGGAGTTCCCCGCAAGGGCAAGGACGTAGCCCATGTCAAAGCCTTGAGCAAGGGTGGTTCTAATTCCGACGGGGTTAAATTGCAAGCCCCATCAAAGAACAGGAGCTTTAAACGCAAAGCTGACGGCAGCATGAAATGATTGAAGCCATGATAGAAAGGTCTGGCTTTGACCAGACCGGTAGGATCTCTTGCCCCTACTGTTCAAACGAGCGCAAGAAGACAAATTCAAAAGATATGACTCTGACACGCAAGCCAGACGGCGCGGTTGTGTATCACTGTCATCACTGTTCTGCAAGTGGATCAATACAACCCAAGGAGATAAAATTGTCAGCCGTCCCTGTCCTCAAAATAGAAAACCAAATCCTTCAGCCCTACCACTACGACTACCTTCTGTCGCGGGGCATATCTAAACCAACCGCAGACCGCATGCGGCTATTCGGCGCAGATAAATTCTTCCCCAAGCTAGACCGCCATTCGGATGCCATAGCATTCCCCTACTACCGCAACGGAGCCTTAGTCGCAGTTAAATACCGAAGTTTCCCCGACAAAGCGTTTACACAAGACGCAGGTGGAGCGCATGATTTCTTTGGCCTCGACCAGCTTGAGAAGGGTAAGCCCATCATCATCGTAGAAGGTGAGATTGATTGCCTCACATTAATGGAGGCAGGAATAGAGAACGTGGTGTCAGTGCCGAGCGGCGCACCCCTCAAAGTTGCAGACGGAAAAGTTCTGCCGAGCGAAGACAAGAAGTTCAGCTTTGTATGGAACGCAGTAGAGTATTTAGACGCAGCACCCTATGTCATCCTAGCCACAGACCAAGACACCGCAGGTCAAGCATTGGCAGAAGAGTTGGCAAGACGAATTGGAAAAGAGAAGTGCCGACTGGCAAAGTTTGCCGCAAAAGATCTCAATGAAATATTTCTCAACGACCCCTCAACGCATGACCCCTCAACGCAGATAAGAGACATCCTTGACACGGCAGTGCCGTACCCAATCGCTGGCCTGTCCGAGGCGACGACCTACAAGGATCGTTTAAACGACCTTTATGCACGCGGTACAGGGAAGGGATTCAGCACCGGCTTTAAGTCCATCGATGACATTTACACGGTGGCCCCTGCTCAACTGACAGTGGTCACTGGTTACCCATCGTCGGGCAAGTCCAACTTCGTGGATCAGATCGCAGTCAACCTAGCCCGTGATGATGACTGGAAGTTTGCCATCTGTTCGTTTGAGAATCAGCCTGAGATCCACATTACCCGACTGATGGAGATCTACACTAGGAAGCGGTTCTTTGACGGTAAAAACAGAATGAACGATCAGGAAAAGGATGCGGCGTTTAAATGGGTTAACGACCATTTCCTATTCATCGATACCAATGGGGATGAGCCATCGACCCTTGAGTCGATCCTGACCCGCGCCAAGGTGGCTATAAAGCGTATGGGTGTTCGGGGGTTGGTGATTGACCCCTACAACTTCATAGACCTAACCCGCAACTCTACCGAGACTGAGGCCATCTCGGACATGCTTACCAAGGTGCAGCGGTTTGTGAAGGCCCATGATTTACATTGCTGGTTTGTTGCTCACCCCGCCAAGGTCAACCGTACAGGCATGGAGCAACCGAGACCGGACGGCATGAGCATCAGCGGATCGATGGCATGGTGGGCCAAGACCGACTGCGGCATCACCATTCACAGGAAGGAAGGCTTTGTAGAGTTGGCG